CTTTTTTAGACGCCATAATACGCAAACACTCTTTCAAGTATTTAGAAATGGAGAATAGCGGACTCGAACCGCTGACATCCTGCTTGCAAAGCAGGCGCTCTACCAACTGAGCTAATTCCCCGAACAGAGACATTATAAAACCCCTCAACTAAAAAGTCAAGGGGTTAGAATGTCAACTTCCCGACTTATTTATCAGCGGCCCATTTGCTTGGCATACCACTTCTCAAAGTCCTCTCTACGCTTATCACCTCTTGGTGGCATAGGAGTTCTTTCTCCACGAACAGGAGCAGATTTCTTTGCCTGCTCTCTCTCATACTTTTCAGGGTTGTTTCTTGCTGCTTGTGCTTCATTTACATAATCTTCTTGACGAAGTGCTTTACGACGCTTCTTCTCCATCTGTTTACGAGTAACAACTTCTCCTTGACCACGATTAGCATCAGGATCATAATTACTAGGAGGAGTATAGTTACTTCCAAAAGACTTAATGTTAGCCTTTACACGAGCAGTTTGTTGTTTATTACTGGTACGACGTGAATCCTCATCAAGTGCTATCTGAGTCATGATCTGAAGAGCTTCAGACTTTGTATAACCCTCTTCAATCAGAGAATCAAACATCTGATCAAAGTCTTCAAACTCTTCATTCTTCATCTTTTTCTTGAAGGCAAGAGCAACACCACGCTTATACTGCTTGTCTGCCTGGTCGTATTCACCACGTGCAACGTGGATGTCTTCCTTCTTCTTAACTGCTTCACGCTTACGGGCAACTTTCTCAGCAGGATAAGGCTTCATACCCTCTTCAACTTTCTCTTTCTTCTTACCCATTGCCTTACCAATGGCCTTACGACGCTTCATCAGATACTCGTCTGAAGAATCCTCGTCACCATCATTGTCTACATCACCATCTTCCTTACCTACGGGGTCAAGCTTCTTCTCATAGATGGATCTGTAAGCATCACCCCAACCCTTACGGATTTGTGATACTTCTTCAAAATGTGGGTTCTTCTGACCCTTCACCTTTGCCATTTCCTTACGAGCCTTCTCGTTATTCTCCTGCCTCTTCTTCATATCTGTCTCAAGATATGAAGAATCTTTACCTTCAGTCATTCTCTTAGCAACTTTAGAAGCTCCAGAAGCAACTCTCTCAGCTGCCTTACGAATCATTCCTTTCAGTCCAGACTTAACTTGAGCCTTAGCCTCAGAAGCCTTTCTAGAAGTTTGTGCTGAAACATTCTTAGCGGTTTGAGATGTTCTTCTAGCTTTATCATCAGCTGCTTGTTTAGCCTTTCTGTAAGCTCCGTATGCCTTAACAGCTCCAGTAGATGCTTTCATCTTTGCCGTATCAAGGGCACCCTTGATAGCACCCTTAACCCTATCAATCTTTTCTTGCCTCTTCTGTTGTTTTCTATACTTATTCTGACCTTTCATCATAGCGGTCATATAAGAACTAGCTTCAACAATCACATCCTCAAGAATGATCTCCGATTCAAACAATGAATATCCTTCTTCAAAAAGTTCCTGAAGTGCTTCCTCTGCAATATCAGATAATTCTCTTTCACTAATCAGTGAGAGATCCATGTCTGTAACTTCATCATGAAATGAATTCAGAGTTTCTTTTACATCGTTGTCATAGACAGCACTATAGGCTTCAAGAATACCACGAAGATCTGCAGACATTTTCTTACTACACGATTACCTTTTCTTATTTATACAATCTCTTCTCTCCCAGTCATTCAAATCATATATTACAACTTGCCACCAACAACACCAGAATTTACAACTCTAGTGTATAGATGAAGTGTACCCTCTTCCAAACACTTGAGATGCCAACGAGAAACATTTAATACTGATTCATATGTTGGTCCAGTAATAAAATGTTGACCAAGAGGTTCCTTCAAAATAGATGTATAAAGACCAAATCTTGTCTTCTTGATATAGAAAATATCATCAATCCACTCAACATCATCAGGAATATTTTTTTCTACTGTACCACCAAAAGAATCAGATAGTTTTGGTTTTCGTTTATTTTCAGGTTCAGCACTCATCAGAATTTACCGTATCATTTTTTTTATTAAATCCAAATGGACCAATCTTATCTTCAGATTTTTGTTTCATCGCAACACCGGCAAGAGATTCCATAACTTTCAAAATTTCTTCGGCTTTAGCATTTTCACCTAATTCTTTGGCAACATACCAATACTTAGGCCAAAACTCCTCTCCTGCTTTTTGATAATCTTCTACTGTAATCTCAAATTTCATTTTCCTACTCCATAATCAGGTGCATTTGATTCAAGATCTTTAATTGTTTCATTAAAATCACTGATAATTTCAGTTCTTTCTTTAGAAGTTTTCCAGAAATAAGATTCCTGATCTCCAAGTCCCATTCTATCATACCCATTCTCAACCTGATAGTATTTGGTTGAAACTTTGAAGTCTGGGGTCTTAGGCTCTGGTGGTGTCAAACTATTATCATAAATCCTAGTTCTATTATTAGGATACAGACAATACTGACCGTTCACAAGTTCAATTAGATTATGAGACTTGTGTTCCGCAGGATTCTCTGATGTTGCATAATCTATAACATCAGGATCTTGATGATAATTATCTAGAGTACAGATATAAGTTCCACGCATAGTTCCATGATCTCTGGTATAAACTTCATAATCCATAGATCCAATGAATTGCTTTTGAACAGCAACTACACCATAATCCATACAGTTCCAGAACTGAAGATTATGTAAACTCATATCAGGATCAGGTGTTTCTGGGTCTGACAAAAATGCACTGATAGGTAATTTATCATACATTGCACCATACTCAGGAAGATATGTTTCAAAATAAAACGCTCTTCCAGGAATAGACTTTGCAGAAACCCAAACTCCTTTCACAAACTCACCGTGACCACTTTGATGGTCAGTTAGATATTCCTTCCTTACCCAGACTTCAACAGAAGGTAAGTTACAAACAAGTGCTGCCATTAGTCCTCTTTGAGAATTTCTTCAAGTTGATTATCGATACTAACAATTCCTTCACGAATTTGAACAACTCTTTCCGGAACACAAGTTACATCGTATGTATATCCCTTTGTGTCTTGAAATAATGATTCACGAATTGCAGCTGCCTGATATACAGACATTTCTAGTGTTACTTTTTTAGTCATAAGTTTGCCTGATTGTTTTAATAAAGTGTCTAACATAAATTGTTAGAGCAGCAAAGATGGAAGAAAGTATTCCAGTACAAAGTGCTTCCATCCATATTGGTCCATAATGTGTAGGAACTATGATAATATCTGCAATGAATGTGGTGAAGAAAGTAAATGTAATATTACTTTTCCAATTAGAATATGATTCGGGAAGAAATGATGTCCCAAATACCCCGATGGCACCAATCAATCCAGTTTTTGATGCAACTGTGATGTGGTAGATACTAATGCCGCCGCCCATACAAAAAATACAAGCCCAAAAAGATTGAAGAAATTTAATACCAACGAGTTTAATTCTTATCACACATCACCCTCTTTACGGTTTTCAGAATAGTGGACATCAAAGTTACCACCAGGATAACGTGATACTAGTTTCTCAACATTCATCTCCATCCTTAGTAATTAGAATGTTTTCAAGATATTTGTCGATGCGTGGTGATACCCATGGTGTTTTGACCAAACAAAACCAGTAATGATTAGATGATTCATTAGAAAAATTTTTGTTATCAGCAGATAAAATCCACATTGTAAAATATTCTCCCTTGTCATTAGCAGATGGTTCTACACGGTTATCTAAATAACCCACCATTTCAACTGGAGCACCATTGCCGGTGCCGTCTTTGTATCTTTCAATATTCTCTCTCACAAGAAGTGGAAGTTGTGAAACATCCAGGTCTTTGAGATAATACTTTTTAATCACAGGTCTCCCTCTTTACGGACTTCGGAGTTCTTTACAGAAAACTCACCACCAGGATAACGAGACCTCAGTTTCTCAACATTCATCTCCATAATCTCATCAATAGATGTATTAAGACCAATACATGCTTGTGCAACATACCACATGATGTCACCCAGTTCACGTTTCAGATGAAATAGGTTCTCTTCATTAACAGGTTTGCCTTGAAAGATAATCTTCTTGACAACTTCAGTAAACTCACCTGCTTCGGCAGACATACCTACAGATGCAGTAAGAAGTCGCTCGGCAGGAAACTCTTCACCTTCGAGTTCTTCAAGACGATAGATAAACGCTTCGTGGTCTTTTGACGGTTGCGACGTGACCGCATCGACAAATTCAACATACTTTTGGGTGTCAACGTTGCTCATAGGTCTAGTGGTTCTTGTTGTGTGTTTGGTAGTTTTTGTTGAATGGGGATTTCTTGTCCCCCAATTGTAATAGTTGGAAGTTGATTTTGTGGAAATGGTTCCAAATCAATTGTTTGATAGTCTGGTTTGAACTGATAGTAATGTCCATCCCATCTAGCATTTCTCATGCCGACAAGATTAGTAGCATCTCTGAGAGAACCACAGTCAGCAATTTTTTCACCAAGTGGGTTGAATACAGAATACATTAGAACTTGAATCCTTCAAATGATTTCTTGGGTTTTTGGTCTTCATAAGTATACTCTTCCTCCTTCTTATTGTCAAGAAGATCTTCTTGAGCGGACTGTTCACAATCATACAATCTCATTTTTGCTCGATCAATACCGATCACAAATCTTTTATATGTTGTGGGATCATTGTAACGATTCTTCAATTGTTTTACAAGTATCTGTCCCAAGGACTCGAGCTCATCAGTCGAAATAAGGGCAAACATAAGATCAGCAGTAGCAGGGAGACCAAAGGACTCACTAGTGTCAGTAAGGTCAACATCAGAGTTACCAAAACCAGAACGAGTGGTCTGGGTGGCAGATACGATAGGGACTTGAAACTCGACAGCCAGGCCTCTAAGTTCTTCAGCAATAGCTTTAATATAGCTATATGAATTGACAGTGCTGTTTCCCCTATACCTGCTGGAAGCACAAATATTAAGGTAATCAATGAAAATAATATCAGGTCTAAATGACTTCTTAAGTGCAAGTTCATTGAGAAGTGACTTAAAGTGTCCACTGTGTGCAGATGCTGTTGGGTATTCTTTGATAATTAGAGTTCCTTGAGTTTTCTTAGCTAAGTTATTAACCTTAGTCTCAAAAACTTGTTTGGGAAGTTCTGATATCTCTTGAATATTCACATTCAAGAGATTAGCGTCAATACGTTCAGCAATCTTTTCCTCTGCCATCTCCATAGTAATATAGAGAACATTTTTCCCTTGCATCAATACAGATGATGCAACATGACACATGAAAAGAGATTTACCTACACCAGTTCCAGCAAGAGCGATATTCAATGTCTTATTTGGAAGTCCACCTTTTGTGATCTTATTAAAGTAGTCTAGATCAAATTCAACTCTCTCTTCTTTGGTAGTATATACTCGGAATCGATTTTCATAGTCTTCAAGATAATCATGACCAACATGATTATCAAAACCAACAGCAAGAGCATCTGAAAGAATAGATGGAATAGAGTCGGGAGTTTTTTCTTTTACATTACCATCAGCGATTGAAATTGATTCGAGAAGAGCAATATAGATTGCTCTATCTCTACACCACTTTTCAGTTGTATCAACCAACCACTCAAATTCTACTGGTTGATCATCAAGATTATCAATAAGATGACAAAGTTCTTTGAATGAAGTCTCATTAATATCCTTTCTCTTTTCAATCTCAATAGATAAAATTTCTTTTGTGGGAACTTCATTGTATTGAGATACAAAATCAAAAATTTCTTCGTAGACAATCTTTTGATTGTAATCCTGAAAATATTCACTCTTCAAAAAGGGAATAACTTTACGAAGATATTCCTCATTGTGTAAAAGATTCTTAAGAACAA